GGATATAAGGCTGCCCAGGTATTGATCTGTGTTTGCGTAAGCACCGCTCCTTTTGCACCGTAAACATATGGAGTGCCCAGCTTACTTTCACACCAGGCTACTAATTCCGCTTTCGTTTTCATATAAAATCCCCTTTCATTTTTCACACAAGTTCATAGGTTGCCCTAAAAATTTCTGGTTTGCAAGGGTAAATTTCACCTTGTGCGCCTTGTATAATATAATCCCCAACAGCGGCTTCCATCGTCCCTTCTAATGTTTTAATATAAAATTTAACGCTGGGCGATCCTGCGTTCTTAAACCATGCATTTCCTTCTTTGATGGCATCAACAATCCATTCCGGATCTTCTTCCTGATCCGGCCCTCCAGTCCAATTGAACGCATCAATTATTACCGATTTCGTTCTATATTTCATATTCCCCTCCAATCTAAAAGGGCCGGGAATATCCCGGCCAATCAATGTTGCGACGTCGCAACTACTCCTTTTTCAGCAGTTGCGCAAACGCTTGGTGCAACCCCGTGGATGCCAGACCGCTGAACAGGCCCTGCAATAGCCCTTCCGGGGAAATGTTCCACCCGCTGATCCAAATGGCCAATAGCACCCCCAGAACGGCGCACAGGGTGGGGATATACTTATTGTCCATATCCTTAATCCAGTGCTTGGCGATATAACCTGCGCACAGGCAGATCCCCACGATTACCGGTACCATAAAATTACTCAAAAAACTTAAATCCATAATTAATTCCTCGCTTTCTCATTTTCTTCCAAATCACCAATCCGGTGATTTGCAACCTTCATTTGTTCTTCTAATATAAAGGTACGCTCAATAACCGTATTGTGTTTGTCTACCTTCTTTTCAAGCTGCGCCAGCCGGTATGTAGTCAGCTTCGTGCTTGCCAGAATACCAGCAAAGGTACCTATTGCACTACCGGCCAGGCCAATTAGTGATACCATAATTTCTGTCGGCATTATGTTGTCATCTCCTTAAGTCTTATTTTCTTGCTCCTGGGCCTTGGTTTGGATGTTGATCGCCGTTAATGCTGCTCGGCGCGGTCGGATCCGGCCCGCAGAATGGCCGCCGATCAACCGCTTTCTGGGGACCTATGCCGGGTCCCGTTTCCGCACGATGGCCGCAATCATCGGCTCCGGGTTCCAATTTGCCGTGGTCATTGATGTCGCAATTGGCCGCGTCGTGTGGGTCACAATCCCTGTGCAATTTCTTGTTATTCTCGTCCATAGCTTCGTCCTCTTCTTTCTTTATAAAATACAAATTATGCCGCATAAGCGGCGGGTTGCCTAATTTCTTTATCTTGCTGGTTCTGCCTTAAGTAACAGTGATGTCCGGCAAAAAATATTGTAAAAATCGCCGCCAGTGCTAAGATAACACTGGCGGCAGCTATAATTGATTCACCCATAATATACACATATCAAACCTCCTATAATTCATTTACGAACAAATATGTTCCGGTAGTACTTACGATATCACTTGATGATCCCTGTGCATATGCAACAATATGTTGCCCTGCTGCTATATTGCCATATACTGTACAAGCCGTAGTAGCCGTTCCCCCTATTGAGTAATTATAGCTCTCACCAAGATCAAGGTACGCAGTTGCAGAATAGATTTTTAATATACCGCATCTCTTCCTTCCGGCAGAAGATGCACTATAAACAAAATTCACATGTGCCATAAAATACATATCTTTCTTTGCTTTTAGTGCATATCCCCATATATCAATGGATTCCACTTCAAAATAGGAACCGACATTCTGCGAAAGCGAACCACACTGAAAATATATATTTCCCCCGCTTTGTGCTGATGACATGGCAGCTTTACAACCGGCTCTGTTGTAATTATCCAATGCTGACTGCACAAAAGCAGTTGTTGCTATTTGAGTACTCTTTGAGCCCGTGCTGGCTGTTGGTGCTGTTGGTGTACCAGTTAGAGCTGGACTGGCGATATCTGCCTTGGATTTCAGGTTGGTTTTCACAAATGCCGTTGTTGCTATCTGCGTACTATCTGTAGCTGTAATTGGCGTTGGTGCTATCGGAATGCCGGTGAGGACTGGACTGGCAAGCGGGGCTTTTGACGCTATTTCTTTTTGCACAAAAGCGGTATTGGCTGCCTGTGTATTATTGGCTCCGGATGCTGCCGTTGGTATCGTCGGTATTCCGGAAAAGGCCGGACTGGCAAGCGGTGCTTTCGAAGCAAGCTGATCATCGGCATGTTTCTTCAGGTCGGAAATTGCTTTTGGTGTAGCTGCCTTGTTTTCGCTCGTATCCGTTAATGAGCTGCTCAATTGTACAATCCCCGACTGCGAGATAGAAGCAGCCGGTATAACAATATCTGGTGGTCTTTGAGATTGCAATAACTTCCCATCGGCACCTAATGTCGCAACTCCATTGGCAATACCCTTTTCCGATGTCAGGATATAATTGAGCAGGCTTTTGACTATCGCGCTGTCATTTTCAAGCAATTGCTTAAATTTCGGAGTGAGCGAATCTGCATGAGCTGCAGTATTTGTTGTGATCTCTTCCATCGTCAGATTAATATTGGCAGATTGATCAACTATTATATTACCCATCGTTCCTCACCTCCTTAAAAAGCATCGTCAATAACAAAAGACATTTCAACATCATCATCTTTGCCTTTTTCAGAAAATGTCTTAATAGCAATAATGTCTCCATCCGTATCATACAAACCTATTTCACTTATTTTGGTACCGCCAAGTTCCGACTCTCCCAACACGCATGTATACCGGCAGGTAGTGGGATACAAATCCCTCGCATCATCTGTCACGTACTCATAACTGCTGTAAGGCTTTCTATAGACCTCGGAATTTAAGCCGGTGCTATTTTCATCCGGAGGGAGCACTCCCCCCTTTACATCTACTCCACCAATACCAAATGCAAAACCAGCAATGGCCGGCAGACTTCTCTCACCGGCTCTGGCCCTTAACATCTTGGATCGTGCTACTTTCAATACTACTGCTTGCATATCATTCCTCCATCGTTATAGTTTCTTTATTACTGCATACAAATGGGCCAACCTCCATTCTCATCCTCATGTTTGCCCGGGTGGAATTCAGGAGATAAGTTCCGTCCCAGTTCCATGTTCCATCAAACGTCCGGAAATTCCACCAGGGGAAATTAAACTTCATACAGATGCCGTTTACCTTGACTTTTTCCAAGCCGGATATGCTAACTTTAAAGTAATAGCCTACGGTAAACAAAACCCCAACACCGGCCGGTTTCACTATTAAAACCTTACCAATCATGGGGTCTATTTCATCAATATCAAGCATCGGCATTTTCAGGAATATCATAGCCGGGTAATCTGGATCCTCAACGTATCTAAGCAAATCAGTATCCCAAAGCAAATGCAGGGATTCCTGCATGTCACTATACGTGCAATCTCCGGTATTTTTAAGGATCTGATATCGTAGTATAGATCGGTACAAATCATCAACAATCTCCTGATCCCGTGTGGCATTGATGATCTGGTATGCTTCCGAGCGGTTCAAGCAGGCAATCGTACCAATCATATCCAGGTTGGCTTCCTCTGCGTGATCTAAGGTCGTTTTTTCTTCCAGTTCACCATATACATCTTCCAGTTCATTTAACTGCCTGGAGATGGCCTGTATGAGTATTTCTATGTTTTTCTTCCCTTGAAACTGCTGCGGCAAATCAGAGAGCCAATCACTTCGCTTCATAGGCCTGCACCCCAATTCTGCTTTCATCCAGATAAACCTTTTCCCGGGAAGAAACAATCACATTATTGTAATAATACTCTTTTTCGCCCGGCGGTTTTCCTGTGTCATAAGCAATTGCAATTGTAATAGCAATGTAATTGATTCCGCTTACCGACTCATAGATCCCTTTCAGCAGATTTTGAGAAAGTAAGTTATCTCCGGCCGCCAAATCAGCTACATCATTCATAACCGATTTTTTAACAAGGGAAACGTAATTACTCTGCATACTGCTTAATTTACCCTCAATAGCAATGTTTAAGTAGGCATAGATGGGGATTGGCCGGTTGAACCGAACTGCAACCGTATCTCCGTATTCTGTGTCTATTTGGGTAACCACATCACCAACCGTCTGGATGCCAGCGGCTTTCTTATCAAATATTATCGTGGCAATCTCTGTTTCATCACCGCCGTCAACAACAATCTCAATACTATGCGGCGGCCGCCTCTCACTGTCGTATTCATTTGTATCATTCTGAAATCCAGCAGCCGTTTCCACTCCATCCACATTATTGATCAGGCTGCTGGTAATGCTGTCGATCATCCTGGTGGAACGAATCGCTGACTTATACAAATACGACTGCCTTAACTCCACATCAGTTTCCAGCTCTCTTCCCAATGTAGGCGCAATCAGGTTTACACATTTCTGAAACCCATTAACGGCCGTCTTAATGATTGTGATCGTCTCGTTCGGTAAATTGATTTCTCCGTAGTTAGCAGTACAAAATTCATGGATGGTTGTTACATTGGCCGTTGTCAAATTATCAGATAGACCAAGGTAATTGCTTCCTTTGACATTCAGATCGGATATATCCAAAGTCTTATCATTAGTATTGAAGCTAATAGCAAAATCAGTACAAGTGGACAATTCCCGAACCAACCCATTCATGATACTGCTTTCGTCAGCTCCGGATTCGCTGCTAATACTATAAGTCTGCTCATTTATAGTGACAGTATATTTCTCGCCTTGACTTACAGCAGCAACTTTAATTCTAACTGAATTGAAGCTCTCCCGTGTAAGCATAAACGCTGACTTAGTAACCAGTTCAATCTCGGGATTTGTATCGGATGCAATCATAGAGCTTTTGGCGATCAGCGTTCCGTCGATACCGGTACAATGAATTTTATATACCGTTTGTCTTTGCTTCTGGCGGCGGATGCCGCCGTACTGAACCGCATTATCCAAATTGACACTCTCTGCGGTAGATGGATATTTTGTGAAATAGCTGTTTTGAGCTTCCTCCCACAATTCAGCTATTTGAGCCCCAAATGTAGTAAGTAAGACATTCAAAAAGGACTTCGGATACACTCTCGTATCAAATCCAAAATCCTCTGTCAAATCCGTATGGATTTCATCTAAAATAGTGTCCATCCGTTTCAGCACAAAGCCTTTTGGAGTGACACCATACTTCTCACCCACGTATCATCACCTCCTTTATAGTTTCGCCGTCCGCCGTATAGGCTACGAATTTTATTAACCCTTCCCTAGTTGCCGCATCTTGGGTGATCGTGACGGTGGCATCAACAACTCCCTCAACTGACAATATTTCCTGCTTAACCAATCCCTGAAAATAGATAAGATTGGGCTTTTTCTGGAATAGCTTTTCGTAGTATGGCAGCCCGTACTCTTTGTTCCATCTCCATTCCCCAAGGAACCATTGCAGCCGAATTTGGATTGCCTGAACAATGGAATTCGCCAGGATAATATCACCCCTTCCATCCAGTTTAATATCTCCGTCTGAATTTAATAAGATATCCATAGTCTCCTCCTATAACCCCGGAATAGTACCGTAAATTGTGCCGCTGCAATTGATATTTCCGCTGACAGTAAGACTTCCCTGTACAGAAACATTCCCTGCTGAAACAGTCAACTTTGTTGAGCCACTGCGGATCACTACCGACTTGGAGCCGCAGGCCTCCTGAAATGCACTGCCGGCTACCTTACCAAGTCCAGGGATTGCTATTGCATTTGTCAGGTCAAACCGCAATGTCATTTTCGACTCGCCGCCGTATAGAAAGCTATCCAGCTGCTGCTCTGAAAAAATCAACAGGCAGCTATCCCCTACGGCTACAGGAAAAGCAATCTCCACTCCGGAAATACTACTCTGCGGCAAGACAAGAGGAACACCGGACAATACTGGAAAATCGAGGTGCTTTCCCTGCCGGGTTTTGTATTTGCCGACCGGAGCAACCGTAGCAAATCCCGTGTTAAGATCAACCGCCTGAATCGTACCTGGTATCGCTGTATGGATTTCATTGACTACATCACCGGCCACATCTTTGACCTTACTCGCAAACTCTGATAACATTTATTGCTTCACCTCCAGTAATTGAGCGGTACAGGTCCACTCCCCTTCCAGGTTATCACCATTCATTGTTATTTTATCCACCCGGAAATCTCCCTTAATCGAGCGGGTCTCAAGCCGAACAAAATCATTCACTCCGATTGCGCCGTTTAAAAAATACCGGACTTCATACCCTATCTGCTTTTTATCCGTTTCATTCTCGCTTGATTCCCCGTTTTCCTGTGCCAGGGTAACACGTTTGGGTATATCCAGCAGACCGGTCTCCGGACTCAGTACATAAGCTCTGGTGTTAATCGGCTCATTCGGCAGCCGTATATGCAGCACATGATTTTGCATGGACCATGAGAGGCCGCAGGCATCACACAGCTTGCTTAGTGCATCCTTGGCGGCTCCAACAAAACTGAAACCATTTTGCAGATCCTCAAACACACAACCGGCCGAATAGATAACAGATACTCCCATTAGAGAAGAGATCTGGTCAAAGATTACTTTGGTATTTACCTTTTCGACATAAGATATCGTCATAAAAGTATCCCGAAGCTCCACACGACCGTCCACGACTTCCAGTTCCGTCAGCCGATCTGCTCCATCCAGCTTGGTTTCCACTGTCACTACATTTCCCACAAATATCAGAGAGGTATGGTCATCATAGCCAGCTTGCAGCTCCACCACACAATCTTCCCCGTCCAGGATGCTCAGGCTGGCCGGGGATAGGTTCCACACCTGTATCTTCGATGTATTGGATGTCTCCAGTGTGTTCTTTTCAATTGTAAAGGAAATATGAAGCGCATGGGGACTGGTGTCCCCAATCACAAATCCACTCTGTCCCATTGCTCCGGCTCTCATTTGGTACTTTCGATTAAAATTCGTATCTCCCACTCTATCACCTCCTACAACTCATCCTGTGTTAAATAAACAAATGATGCCGTTCCATCCCAAAAATCATTTCTGCCAATCCGGTCCTGATTACTGATTGCACCAAACACAACATCGGGCAGATCCGGATAAGTATAAAAATGAAGCAGGGGAAAGTCAGGTACAATCTTTGTCATGGCTATGATCGGCTCCTGAAATGCATCGTAAAGACCAAAGCTCCAATAATCCCCCATTTCATTATAGGTAAAACGAATAATATATTCCTTGTTATCAATCGAAACAGACGACATACTGTCATTCCTTTTTGGTACTGCAATTTCTACCACACTTCACCTCCGATCATAAGAAACCAAGTCCAGAAGCGGCCCCGTACAAAATAGAACCTTTCTTTTCCGACTTCGTTGATGAGCTGCTTGATTTATTACTGGAACTTGAACCACTGCTCCCTCCTGAGCTGGTAGACGCTTTTCCGGCATTCGATTCACTTTTCCCGCTCTTTAATGAATAGCTCGGGATATCAGTGGTCTTCCGCTGTGTAACGTTTACTTCCTTCATGGACAAGGAAACCTCAAAATAACTGTTATTGACTTTGCTTATCGTCATGCTGGTAATCCCAATATTACTGTAGGTTTTTTCCGGCATTTCGACCGTTACCAGTGTCTTGGAAAAATACAGGTTTTCCAGCTCGTTTTTTATCTGCTCTGCTCTTCCCGCTGAAACCCCATGTCTGGATTTCCATGTCACCGGCAAATTTCCAATATAGGCTACTATGTTCAGCACAGAGGGGCGCAAGATAATGGTATCTGATACACTGTAACCATCCTCCACCGGATATTCCGGTATGTCCTG